ATGGACAGAGGACTTTATAAAATGATGCTTGAAAGAAACAATATGTCACAAAGAGAGTTAGCAGAAAAGCTTGGAATCAGTAAAAACTCACTCTCTTTAAAAGTAACAGGCAAATGTAGACTATATACTGATGAAGCTACCAAAATGTGCGAAATTTTGCATATTGATAAAGATGAAGATAGAGCAAAAATTTTTTTAAGATAAACATCCCAAAAAAGGGATATAAATAGAAAGGATGGTCACAATGAAAAGCATAACTGAAATTATTAAAGAATCTGAAAAAGCGGAAGGCACAGTATTAGACATTCTAATTAAGAATGGATGTTCAAAAGAAGATTTAGAAAAGGCTTCTATAATGTGCGCAACCATGTATGTATGTGGTTTTGAAGTTGGAAAGAGATGTGTTGTGAAATGAAAGTACTTCTTGGGTACAAAGACATTATGGCACTTGGTTTCTCTAAGAAAACAGCGTACAAGATGCTGAATCTTATTTGTGAATCTGAGGACTATAAAAAGTCCAATTTAGCAAAGGTGATTGATTCGAAGAAAGTTCCAACAAAACTATTCGTAAAGATGTTTCCTGAATTTAAAGAAGTAGTGGGGTGTGAGAAATGATGGATACAGATGATTTAAGGGTTATTCAAGATAACCAATTTATTGATGAAGATGAAGAAGAGGAGGAAGAACAATATGACTATGAAGACTACTGCTACGACTTCTGCAAAGCAGAACGTGACGAAGAAGCCTGCTTCTAGATCTACTGCAAAGAAAAAAGCAGTTGAATTGGGTGATTGTATCACGCTTCCTTCTTTTGCTAATAACTCTTACGAGACTCATTATGCAACTAGAGTTAGGAGCATGAAGCAGACGAGCATGGTCAATGGAATGGCTAAATTCAATTACATATGTTCAATTGTTTTATTCGCATTAGCTATCGCATTTACAGTTTTCGCAAACTTGTACATAAGAGGTTTGTAAAATGACACAAACAGAAAGAGTTATCAAGCACCTAAAGGAATATGGATCTATCACTCCTTTAGAAGCAATTAGGGATTATGGAATCACTCGTTTGGGTGATCGTATATGGGATTTAAGAGACTTGGGATATGACATTGAAACTCAAACTGAAACTTCAAAAAATCGGTTTGGAGATAAAACATCATATGCTAAGTATGTTTTGAAAGGAGGGGCAAAAAATGAACCTGTACAAAGACACTGATAAATACATTGTCGAAAAGTATGGAAACCATGAAGAATGGTTGAAAAAGCGTGGACGTGGAATCGGAGGGTCGGATGCAGCGTGCTTCATGAATTTAAACCCATGGAAAACGCTTAATCAGTTATGGCATGACAAGAAGTTTGGTTCACAACAAATTACAAATGATGCGATTGAATACGGAAACACTGCAGAACCTTGTTTAAGAACATTGTTTCAGGCAAAACATCCTGAGTTGGATGTTCAGTATGTTGATAACGTTACATTGGTTTCTAAGGAATATGAGTTCTTGAGATACAGTCCTGATGGACTTATCTACAACAAAGAAACAGGCGAAAGAGGAATCTTAGAAATCAAAACATCTAAGATAGTCAATTCTCAAAGTTTACAAAAGTGGGGTTCTAAAGGAAATGAAACAGTTCCCGATAACTATTATTGCCAAACACTAGAAGGATTGATTGTTACGGACTTTGATTTCGTGATCTATTGTGCAGAACTAAGATTTGGAGATGGTGATGCACGAATTATAGAGCGTTCATATCGCAAAGAAGAAGCTTTAGACAGTATGAACGATTTAAAACAAGCAATGTTAGAAAAATGGGATAGGTACTTTGTTAATGACATAGAACCACCTATCACATTGTCTATATAAAAAATGGAGGATGAAAAAACATGGAATTTAATTTGGAAGTTAGTGCAAAGGATGGAAAGGTTTATACCAATGCATCTGATTTATTACCTGCAATTCAAGAAGGATTGAAAGCTTACGATTATGTAGTTGATGAGAACAACTACAAACAAGCAAAATCTGACAGAACTGCATTAAACAACTTAGTAAAGATTGTCTCAGACAAGCGTAAGCAAGTTGAGAATGATGTATTCGCTCAGTGGTTGCAAGACAAGAAAGACATTATGCAAGTCGAAAAGACTATCAAAGCTGCATCCGATAAATTGGGTGCTGGAATCGATGAAGTTGATAACGCAGAAAAAGAATTGAAGCGTAATCAAATCAAAGAACTATGGACAAACATGACAAATGATAAGTACCCATTTGATTTAGTTTTTGAAGAAAGGTACTTGAACAAAACTGTTAAGAACAAAGAAATTGAAGAAAGCTTGAATAACAAGTTTCTTAAAGCGGAAGAACAATTATCATTCATTCAAGCTTCATTGCCTGATGATGAACTACAGGCAGAACAAGTTATCCAATTGTTCTGTAAGACATTGGATCTAAGTAAAGCTACAGAGAGAATTAACGAAATCAAGGAAGCTAAAGCAAAGCTTCAAGAAAAAGTAAATGCTCAAATTGAACAGTCTAAGCAAGCTCAAATGGAAAGAGTAAATGCAGTTCCTGTTCAAACTCAAGTGAATGAGGTTCCAAGTCAAACTAAAGCCAATAGATATTGTGTATTTAGATTTGAAGGGCCTATGGAAGAACTACAAGCGTTCAATCCATTGTTGAACCAATTTATTAAAGAACACAACGTAAAGGTAACAATTTTAGAAAAGGGAGAGTGTTAACATGATTCAAAACAATATTACTAAAAAGCCTCAAGCATCATTCGCATCTTACGTTAAGTCTGATGCAGTACTTACAAACATTTCAAAAACTTTAGGCAGTGCAACGAGAGGAAAAAAATTCGTGGCATCCATTATTAGTGCAGTAAATACAAATAAACAATTACAGGAATGTGATTTTGCAACAATTGTAAGTGCTGGTATTGTAGGTGATTCTTTGAACTTATCACCAAGTCCACAGTTAGGACACTACTACATGGTTCCATTCAGAGACACTAAGAACAATCGTACAGTTGCTACATTCCAACTTGGATATAAAGGATATCTTCAATTAGCTATTCGATCAGGTCAGTACAAGAAAATCAATGTTGTTGCAGTTAAAGATGGGGAATTATTAAGCTATAACCCATTTACAGAAGACATTGAAGTAAGAGCTATTACAGACCCATTGGAACGTGAGAAAGCACCTACAATTGGATATTACGGAATGTTTGAATTGACAAATGGATTTACTAAATCAATGTACTGGTCAAAAGAAACAATGGAAGAACACGCTCAGAAATACTCAAAAGGGTATGCAGCACATAAAGGATATACATTCTGGGAAAAAGATTTTGACGGAATGGCTTTCAAAACCATCCTACGTCAATTGATTTCTAAATGGGGAATCATGAGCATTGAAATGCAAACTGCAATTGAAACAGATATGTCATTTAAAGATGATGTAAGTTCTCAACCTGTTTATTTCGATAACGAAGAAACTCAACAAGTAGAACAAGCTCCAGTATATCAAGAACCTGAAGGAGTAAGTCTTGTATAAATCAAAACGTAGCCAAGCTACAGATATAGATTTAAAAACTAGAAAGTTGGTAAAAGAAAGAGACCAAATGTGCATATTTTGTGGAAGTACATACCGCATTGAATTAGCACACACAATTCTTTCAAGAAGCAATGGCGGACTAGGTTGTGAAAAAAACCTAGTCTGTGCTTGCCAACGTTGTCATAGAATCATGGACTCAGAAAGTCCTAAAGGCAAGAAATTGAGAGAGATTGCAATTAAGTACCTAGAACGTATCTACGGAAACATTGATGAATCAGAGGTGAAATATAATGCTAAGTCAAAATGAACTGTTGTTTAAATACAATCCATTCAAAGTTAAATATTGGAAAGATGAAGAAATCCAAGAACAACTTGAAATTTTAGTTGATGCTTATATTTCAGATGAAAATGCAGTAATGGAAATGGCATTAAATGTTGAAAACCTAGCAAATCAAATGTTCTTAATTGGTGAAATGATGGCTAGATTACAAGAAAGCTCGAACATCTTAAAAGCAGATATTGAAAACAAAATGACAAATGCTATCTATGTAGAACGCAGCACATGGGAACGTGACCATGACGGAAAAGCTCCGAGTATTAAATACTTTGAAGCATTGGCTTGTCAGAAAGTCTCTGAAGAAAGAACTAAGCTTGCAAAAGTTGATTCTGATTTAAAGCGTTTCAAAACTGCTTACGAATCAATCGAAGCTAAGATGAATGCGACAAAGAAAAAGATTGATGCTACTAAGTTTGAGATTGGAGGTGCGTAAGATGATTTTAGGTATTGATCCAGCAAATGAATACAGTGCATTTGTTGTAGTTGAGAATGATTTATCGGCAGTTGTAGATAAAGGGAAAATATCTAACTTGGAATTGCAAGAGAAAATCTCAAGTTGGAAAGAAGAAAATTATCCAATTGATTATGTAGCAATTGAAGGAATACAAAGTTTCGGTATGCCTGTAGGTCAAACTACATTTGAAACTTGTTACTTTGTAGGACGATTATTGCAGCAATTTGAATCACTTGGTATTTACCCATCGTTAGTATATCGAAGTGAAGAAAAAATGGCTCTATGCCACTCTATGAAAGCGACAGACGCAACTATTAGACAAGCTCTGATTGATTTGTTTGCTAAAGATACTCCAAACAAAGGAAAAGGAACGAAGAAGAATCCTGGATACTTCTACGGATTTAAAAAAGATATTTGGCAGGCAATGGCAGTTGCTTACGTTTTCCATACAAAGTACATAGGAACAGAATGTTAGGAGGTGTGATGAATGGAAGAACAACAAAAAGCGTATTATGCGATTATTCCAGCAAACGTAAGATACGATAAAGATTTAGCTCCAAACGCAAAATTGCTATACGGAGAAATCACTGCGTTATGCAATGAAAAAGGATATTGTTGGGCATCTAATCAATACTTCGCAGATTTATATCATTCTTCTATATCGGCAGTACAAAAATGGGTAAGTGCCTTAGTGAAAAAGGGCTATATCAATCTAGAGCTTGTTTACAAAGAAGGAACGAAGCAAATACTGCAACGAAAGTTATATATCACACCTGGTGTAAATATTTACACCACCTCACATAAAAATTTATATGACTCTGGGGTAAAAAATTACACGACCCCTGGTGTAAATATTTGCGTGGATAATAATAAAGATATTAATAATACATTTAATAATAAAAAAGATGTATATACACGCAAACACAAATACGGAGAATATCAGCACGTATTACTAACTGATAAAGAACACACACACTTGGTTGAATTGTATGGATCATCTTTGGATGAACATATAAAGATTCTTGATGAATATATTGAGACATCAGGAAAGAATTACAAGAACCATTCGCTAGTACTTCAGAAATGGGTTCATGATGAATGGATGAAAAGAAATAAGAATAGTCCTACAAAGCTTGATTCTAAATTCTATGCGGAAGAAAGCAATCAATCATATGCAGATGTACAAAAGGAAATGGAACGAGTAAGGAAAGAAATATTAAGAGCATAGAAAGAGAGTAAATGGGTATGGCATATAACTTTGAAGTCAAAGCGATTGCAACTTTATATGGATATGTTGAAGCAGATTCAAAAGAAGAAGCAATTCAACGTATCAAAGATATGAATGTCGATTACATGGATATAACTGATGAGAACCTAGGTGATATGGATATGTCATCAGTTAAGTTTACAAAAACGGAGGATTAAATGGTTTATTGGTTTTGTGGGTTTTTGTGGGGAAGTGCTGCAACACTTCTTCTATATAGCCTATACGTTGGAAAAAGAATTCAGAAAGAACAAGATAAAGCGACTAAATGTATTTTCAAATATGAAGAATACAGGCGAAGAATCAGAACATTGGCAAATGAAAACAAAAGTCTAGTGTATCAAGTTAGAGAGCTAGAAAAGAAGCTTGAATCAAGTAATTACACGGGTGATTACAGTGGTGATTACTTAGGCTTCGAGGAGACGAAATAATCAGGAGGGGCAAAAGTGCAATATTACATGCTGGACAAAACAGATATATCAAATGTACGTGGAATCGTAGATGCCAAAGATGTTATGAGGGAATTGGGCATTACAAACGCTCAATTCCATAAGATGTTGAGAAACGAGGAAACCTACAAAGGATGTATTCTTCTTCCTGTTGAAACTGATAATGAAGAAAGAAGAAAAGTAACAAGTGAAGATGACGAGCAATTCCAACTGATTGGCGAAAGTAAAACAGGAATCAGATATTACATCACAAGTTATTTAAGAGTCGTTTCTGTTGATCTAAAAGGAAATCAAAAGGAAATGAAATCTAAAAAGGAAACGGAATCAATATACAGAGTTGCAGTGAACTTTAAAGAAGGCAGAAGATACTTGAACGTATTATTTGAAGCCTATAAAGCCTTTGTAGGTGAAATAGAAAAGAACGATTCTATCGTTTGGGACGGAGAAATGAAAATCGAAAACCTAAGAGTTATCAAATTAGCTCAGACTCAAGGGTTAAGAAACAAGAAGAAAGTAAGAATAGGCGATACAGTCTATAGCTCAATTTCAGAGTGTGCTAGAAAGAATTTCATTTCTAAATCACATATGTATCAGATGATAGAAGGAATCGTACCTAATTCAATAGGCGTTGAATTTGTATAGATAAGGAGTTGAAAAGAAATGAACAGAGTTATTTTATCAGGCGAAATCGGTAGCGATATTGTTTTAAAGAAAACAACTACAGGACAAAGCCTATGTAACTTCTCGATTGAAGTTAAGGAGAAAGGAAAAAATGGACAGGAACACAAATATTTCTTTGACTGTACCGCATGGGGAGATAATGCAGAATACATTAATCAATATGGTTTCAGAGGACAACACATTGAAGTTGATGGAAAGCTTCAAAAAAGCTCATACACGAACAAAGACAACCAAAAGGTGTATAAGACTAGTGTGTATGTTATGGATGTAGAATTGAGCTTAAACAATGCGACAATGCCACAGACACAAGCTTATCAACAGACGTGTCAACAAACATATCAAGCTCAATCACAACAACAGATGCAGCAACCACAAACAGTACCATTTACAAATCAAGTAAATTATCAATCATATCCTAATAATGATGATCTAGGAGAGGGGATGCCGTTCTAGATGATTGCGAAAAGATATGATGATGAACTTATGTACAGTGTTCAAAGATGTGAGGGAGATAACAAATACAAATACTGTACAAAAGACGGGAAACTAGCTTTTAAAAAGCCTGGAAAGGGTTTTCTAGGGGTAACAAAGCAAAACTACAAGAATGTGTATGTCATCAATGGAGAAATTTACATTGGAGAATATGTTGGGAAGGGTGAATAAATGGAGAAACAGATAAATCTCACGGGGGGGGGTTATCTATAATCAAGATTGTTTAAAAGGACTAAAAGAAATTAAAGACAATCAATTTGATGTTGCGATTACATCCCCTCCATATAACAGGGTAAGAAATGATAAGTACGCTCATTATGACGATGTTAAAAACAATTATTACAAGATGATCGTTGATGTAACGAATGAGTTATTAAGAGTGTGCAAGAAAGATGTAATCGTGAATATTCAAGCAACATATTTCAACAAAAAAGATGTTTATAAATACATTGGATATTTCGCAGATAAGTTAAAAGGAATTGTAATTTGGGAGAAAACAAACCCTCAACCAAGTATCAACAAGATTAAGGATGAGAACGGAAACATACTTACATCAGTATGTAATGCAGTTGAATATTTCTTTGTTTTAAATGAACAGGCAGAGGAGTTTAGAGCTTATGGGTCAATCAAAAACATTGTGCATAGCTCAGTTAATGAAAAACACTTTAAAGGACATGGAGCAATTATGAAATACGAAATTGCCGATTGGTTTGTTAAAAATTTCAGTGTTAAGGGAGACACAATCGTTGACCCGTTCTTAGGAACAGGAACAACCGCTATCGCATCAGAGCTTAACAAAAGGAAATACGTTGGATATGAAATATCTAAAGAATATTGTCAAATTGCAAAGAAAAGAATTGCAATAGAAACAAGCACATTATTTTAAGGAGTGCATGAAATGATATATGGATAATGTTTACGGAAGGTATGCAAGCTTCCTAGATAAGCTAGAACTAAAGAAAGCAGACAAGTACATCAAACGTGTTTTCCCAAATGCAGAATACTACGTTGACTATGAATTAGGAGCGTTAGTATTTGAACCTTTAGAAAATGAAGAAGTTGATTTAGAAGATCGTACAGTCATAAATGAAAAAGGATATAAAGGAACATTTACTAGCAAATATAGAGATTTAGTCAAAAACTATGAAGAAAACACATTTGAACAGAATGGAGAAAAATTTGAACAGATTACGTTGTTTTAAAAAGGGTGTGAACAAATGAATAGAGAAACAAGGATGAGAAAAGCAAATTACATAAGAAAAGACGAAATCAATCTATGTAGATTTGTTGAAATTTGCTATTCGGTTATTGAAAGAAATATCGAAGGCAAATGGGAATATGTAGGCAAAGTCAAAGAAAAAGGATTGCAAATCAGGAATAGAGTTTATTTATTTGATGATAAATATAAATTAGCTCATTACAAAGACAATAAAATTTTAGAAGTTTTTGAAGGCATACCTGAATGGGCAACACCTAAAATGATTGAAAGATATGAGGAATTTAAGGCGGAACAGAAAGGAAAACTGTTGTTTTCTAATTAGGAGAAAAAATGGAAAATAATACAGTTACATTGGATAATGGAATCACAATCAATACAGTAATAGAAGAAACCCAAGATAATTTTAATGTGTTACAAGTTGAAGCTGGCAGCACTGGTAAATGTGGTGGTGACTCAGGACATGGATGTAGAACTTATTTCAGAATTCAAGATGTTGCAAGCACAGATATGACGATAAACAAAATTGCGGATAGATTTGGATTTGTGAGTGGTTTTGAGGTGATTCTTGGTGGAGATAGTGAGTTAGACTCAATTATTGAAGCGTTAAAATTTATTGTCGATACATTAGAAATTGCAAAGAAGAACAGTTAAGGAGAAACAAATGACAAGTACAGAAATGATTAAAGATATGCTTGAAAGACAGAAAGCATATGATGCGGAAGTATTTAAGAAACATAATGTAGACTATGTTTCTAAAGCTCAATTAGAAAGTGCATTGTTTGATGAATTAGGAGAATTGATGCACGCTCAAAAATCGGATTGGTGTTGGTGGAAGTTCACGCAAGAACCTAAAGACGAAGCTAAAGTATTTGAAGAATACATTGATGTTGTTCACTTTGCATTGATGTACGAAATTAAGTTTGGTACAGGATGTTATCAAGACGAGGACATTAAGTGGAATTACAACAAGCTGAAAACGGATTTAGGATTCGGACAGGCATATGCGTTTAGTTGTGTAATCAGTTTAACACGAGATGATAACGTATTAGCTTATGTAATCGCATTAGGATTGCATCTAGGATATTCGTTTGGAGAAATCTACAACGAGTATATTCGTAAGAATGAGATCAATAAAGAAAGATTAGCGAAGGGGTACTAGGTATGTGGATTCGGAGTCAGGATAGAAAAAAATTAACAGAAATTCATGATGTAACCATTTATCATGACAAGCAAATATGGGCAGGTTGTTCATTCATTGGTGAATATTAAACCGAAGAAAAAGCTTTATTAGTTTTAGATATGATTCAAGAAAACTTAGAATATCCATACTACAATGTATTTCAAATGCCTGCCGACACTGAGGTTGATGAGGTGTAAAGCAAATGGGAGAAATAGTTTGTATGTTATACAACTTAGCGATAATTGGAATCACTTGTTATATGTGTGCAAATTATAGTTATTGGTTCTTATTGCTATTATTGCTAACCGGCAGTTATAAAAATGAGAGGAAACAGGAGAATAAAAATGATAAATGAAAAGGTATTGCTTCAATCAAGACCAGAAGCATTGAACGATATGATGGATCTGGATTTACAGAATCAAAAAGGTGGATACAACAATGGATGGAATGATTGTCTATTCATGTTTATTGACATTATTAAAAAGCAGCCAAAAGTCGGTGAATGGATTCCTGTTTCTGAAAGGCTGCCAGAGGAACACGATAGCATCTTTGCTAAATTGTACGGAACAGATAAATGGAGCGATGCGCTTTGGAGAACGCAATCAAAAGAGGTGCTTGTGACTCTTGAATATGAAGATGGTATAAGAACTGTTAAATCATCACATACAACTGATGGCAAATGGTCGATAGAAAAGAAAACTACATTAAGTAAATTTAAAGTCGTTGCTTGGATGGAATTGCTTAAGCCGTATGAAGGAGAAACAAAATGGGATTTTTAGATGTACTGACAATTGTTTTTATAATTTTGAAATTAATTAATGCAATCACATGGTCTTGGTGGTTGGTATTACTGCCAGGAATTATTGAGATTGCAATCATTATTTTTGTTGCTTGGCGCAATGTATATAGAAAGTAAGGAGAACACAAATGAATGGATATCAAAAAGCGTTGCAAGTTCTTGAAAAAGAACATCAAATTACGTGTGAAGCAGCAGACATAGAAGAAACTGATCGTGCCAAGGCATATTTTCAATTGTTGGGGAATCTTGCGGATAAAGAAACACCAAAGAAACCAATAGATGTTGAATTTGGCCCATGTGGTGATTTGATGTTATGTTGTCCAACCTGCAAGCATGGAGTTGTGCCTATTCCAACGTATCATGGAAACAAATATTATCCACGTTGTCCTTTTTGTGGACAGAAGTTGAAAGGAGATGGCGAAGATGAAAACTGCTAAAGAGATGTTTGAAGAAGAAAAACAAGAAATAAAACAGGAAACAAATTATGAACATTTTAAAGATGAAATCATAGAAAATTCCGGCTACTGCTTTGCACTAGTCGACGGAAAGCCTTGTCAATGCAGTGATGTTAGTTGTAGCGAGTGTGGATTTAGTACAGGATATGGATGCAGTGAAAAGATTAAAGAATGGTTAAATAAACCATATGAAAAGCCAAAATATAAGCTAACTCAATTTGAGTATGATTTGTTAAGCGTGCATAAAGATTATAAAACGTATAATAACATTGCAAATCAAATACATTTGTTTAAAATGCGTGAAAAGGGATATTTTAAAGACGTTGATACAAATATTTCAATTCGTGAAATCTTAGGCAATTGCGAGGTAATCAAATGATACGACAGGCAGGGTTTATGATGCCTAGAAGAGAAAATAAGGAGCCGCTATATAAGATAACTTGGAAGGAATTCAATTTATTACGGGCCTTTGAAGGAGAACCTGGCAATAAGTCGATTAGCAGGTATGCAGCTTTATCGGACCTGAAGAAACAAGGATTTTTAAAAAATGTTCCTGCTAATGTAGCTATCAATGAGATTTTAAGAAATTGTGAGGTGGTTGGGTGATCTACTTTATGATTGGGTTCTTTGTCGGAGGGGTAGGCGCGATGATGCTGTATTCTGTTATCGTGTCCGATAGGATCAACAGTCTGGAGTACCAGAACGAAGAGCTGATGTATGAACTAGAACAAAAAAATAAGGACTTGCGAGCATACAAATGTATGTATGCTAATTCTTATGAATGTTTTGAGGAGACTAAATAAATGGAATTAGGAATTGTAGATATGATTAGAATAATCCTTTGCGTTTCGTTTATTGTTTTGTGTTTTGTAAGTATATTGCTTATGTTGCTTGGATATTACCATGAGCGTAAAGCAACAAAGAGATTTGAGAAGTTGCGTGAAAAAAGGAGAATAGTTGATGAGTGGCGGAAGTTATAACTATATGTATTGTCGAATTGAAGAAGAATATGTTGATAGAATGTATGATTCTCAATTAAATGCAATGATGAAAGATTTGTGTAAGTTGCTACACGATTTAGAGTGGTGGGAGTCTTGCGATTATAGTGAGGATACTTATCGTAGAACAGTTACTGAATTTAAAAAGAAATGGTTTAAACAAACTAAGATTGATGTACAAAAGCAAATCGAGTCAAAGTTTGAACAAACAAAGGATGAGCTACTAAAAGAGTTTGAGTATTTAAAGGATGTCGAAAATGAATGCAACAGTAAATGATATTCATGATGAGCACATAAGAGAATGTATGCAAAAGGGTATTGATTACATTGTTAGATTGGAACGTGAGAATCTAGGATTAAAAGAATATAAGAAACATCAGGAACGAGCAAACGAACGCAGATATCGTAGTGGGGGAGAGTCCTGGCACAGAGGGTCAGTTGTCACAAAGAAGAAGTAGGTGGACGAAATGAACAAATTAAAAGTAAATCAAATGTTGAATGACTTGAAATCGGCTAATTATTGCTGCCATAGAATCATTGAATTGAACGAGGAACTTGAGGTTCTGAATCATAAAATGTTAGGACTAAGCCATAATCCAATTAGGTTGACAAAGGAGCAGGAGAAATCAAATGCTCCTATGCCGACCTTTCATGGTTCTTATACAAGTCCTTTAGGAATGATGGAAGAAGAAACTTTAAAAGTGGAAGAAATAAATTATTATCGAAGACGTTTAAATGAATGCAGAGCCATCGAGCTTTTATCGTTGCAAGACCAGAACATTTTATTTGATCTATACTTCTGGAATCTGAATGCATGGGATGTAGCAGAAAAATATGGTTATACAAAGAACGGAATGTACAAACATATCCGCAGAGAAATTGGAAAATTAGTTTAATTGACGTTGATAATGTTCATATAGGTATTAGTGTTTAAAAGAAGAGGTGGTACAATAATGTTGATTAAAAGAGGGTATGTCATGAAAAAAGAAACACTTACATTAAGGTTTAAAGGCGAAAATGACATTGATATAGAAACATTATCTAAGTCGCTAGACTGTGTTGTTGCGGTTTTAGGTAAAATTGCTGATTCGTCATTAAACGAAAATGATTTTTGCAAATTTAAAGTAAAGAATATCGAAAAAGGTAGCTTTATGATAACGATAGAGCAGATTGTTGAAATGGCTACTGTATTATTTCCATTGATGCCACCTATCCTAGAATCGTTTAATAGTATTGTTGAGCTGAAGAAAAATCTTGGTGGACAAATGCCTGCAGAAGTAATCCATGAAGGGAATAATACTATAGTCAAGTCTTGTGTTGGTAATGTAACCTATATTGATAACAGAACATATAATCTTTACACAAGAGATTCCTCAATAGAAAAGTGCTTATCAGAATTATCAAGAACTATTTCAGAAGATGGTGAGCGGACAGGCTTTTCTATTGCAGTTACTGATGATAAAACAGTAAAGACTGTTGAAATGGATAAAGAGGATTTAATGAGAACTAGGAATCCTATCGATGTTGAATCACTAAATGGTGATATCACCGAACAAGAAGCTACAGGAGTACTAACTGTTCGGAAGCCTGATTTATTAGGAAACAGTAAATGGCAGTTTAAATTCCTAGGAAAAACAATCAATGCAGATATTGAGGATGAGAATTTTTTGAAAAAAGTAAAGGAAAAAGAGATTAGCTTTCCACTAGTATCAAAATTGAATGCGAAAATGCGAGTAAGATTAAAGAATGGAGACCCAATCAGTTATACTGTTATTGAGGTAAAAAGTTACGAATAATGCATTTTGTCCCCTAGTGGACAAGAATTCCGTGGTAAACTAGTATTATAAGAATTATGTCAAGACAGAGGTCTTGGCTTTTTTTATGCAAGAAAGGAGGTGTTCCATGCCAGGAAGAGAACTAACAATCAAAAAATACAATCTAGATTTATATGTTCCATTTGAAACAGATGGCCCATTTGAAATGCCTGTTATTAAAAAGACGCTTCATATTCCTAAGGAGTTAATTGGATTCAATGAAGCAATCTCTTCAAAGAATTATCAATCTGGAATTCATATGTTTATTGATGATTATCAATTTGAGCGCATTTGGAACACTCCGGAACGATATGTAAATATCTTAAAACAGTATGACTGTGTTCTTACACCAGACTTTTCTCTTTATATGGATATGCCTAGAGCTATGAAAGTATGGAATATCTATAGAAGTAGATTAATTGGGCAATATCTTCAAAATTTAGGGATATGTGTAATTCCAACAGTTTCCTGGGCAGAAAGAGAAACATACACATTCTGTTTTGATGGTATAGAACCGGGAGGAGTTGTAGCAATCTCAACTATTGGATGTATCAAGGATGAATTTGCTAGATCCATTTGGAAAGATGGTGTAGATTACATGATTGATAAACTTAAACCCACTGCAATTCTAATTTATGGCCAATCTATTGAACATGATTTCAAAGGCACAAAAGTTATTTATTATAAAAATAAAGTTATAGAGAGGGCAAGAAAACATGGGCGGCAGAGGAGCGAGCAGTGGTGTCAGTGACAGTGGAAAGCCTTATGGGAGCGAATACAATACAGTTTATCAGAGTGGAAATATTAAATTTGTGAAGCAAGTCAATGCTAGTAATGCAAAAGCTCCGATGGAAACGATGACCAGAGGGCGAGTATATGCCACAGTAAATGATAAAGATGAAATTTCATCAATTTCTTATTATGACAATTCGAATAAACGTACAAAACAGATTGATTTAACACATGATCATCAAAACATGAAGCCACATACTCATCATGGCTATTATCATTCTGAACATGACGGGAAAAAAGGTGCTACAAACTTGACTGCAGAGGAAAGGAAAATGGTTGACCGTGTAAAACGGTTATGGTTAAATAAAAATAAGAAAAGGTAGTCGTATAGGGGTGATTACACTTTGATGTATGCATATCACAAAACGATATGCACTGAGGAAACCTCCGTTCGAATCGGAGCGCCTTTTCGATTTGTTAAAAAATATCAGTTTAAATTTTAAACGCTATCTAAGCATCTTGTTAATTCAAGGTGCTTTTTTTATACATGAATAAGGAGGAAATTTACTTATGGGTGGAAGAGGACAATATGTAAATCGGGGGGGGACAGTTGGTTTAACTGTTACCACAGGAGATGGAACTGTATTTGAGTATAGGCAAAAAGGGAAGAAAGTATTTTCTTTTTCTAGTGCATCATTTGCTGATAGTGGAAGCAGGGAAATTCCTAGGACCTTATCCGATATAGCTTCTAGGGCAAAATCTATGGGTTATAAAGTACAAAAGCTTACAAGCCGAGATTTAGCTAATAAAGATTCAGAACAACGTCGTCGAAAAAGACAAATAGCAAAAGAAGTAGATCAATTGTGGGTAAGAGGAGCTGGCTCACCAAGAAAAGGATGGAAAGGGCATTAAGACAGATATTTAATTTCAAAATAATGAAAGGAGGAATTCTATGGCTAAGTTGACTGAAAAGCAGAAAATATTTGTAGACGAGTATTTGATTGATCTGAATGCAACAAGGGCATATAAAGTTGCATATCCTAACATTAAGAATGACCATTCGGCAAGAACACTTGCATCTAGACTGTTGACAAAGGTTGACATCAAAGCTTATATTGATGAACAACTTGAAAAAGTCAGTTCAAGAAAGATAGCAGATGTTCAGGAAGTCATGGAATACCTCACAAAAGTAATGCGACGAGAAATGAAAGAATCTGTTGTCGTAACACTGACAAAAGAACGTTCTGAGTATGTTGATACAGGAGATGGAAAGCCAAGAAAGAAAACAGTTAAAGAAGAGGTTCCTCAAATCGTTGAGATTCCTGCAAAACTTTCTGATGCAAATAAAGCTGCAGAATTACTTGGAAAAAGATATGCACTATTCACTGATAAAGTTCAAGCAGAAATCGTAGTTCCTAAGTTCGAAGGAGAGGATGAACTTGAAGACTAAAACTATCAAGTTACCTGAGATAGTCGGAAAAGGATATAAGTCCTACTGGAGTTTTAGAGGACGTTATGATGTATGCAAAGGCTCACGTGCTTCTAAGAAGTCGAAAACAACTGCATTGCGCATCATATACAACATGATGAAATACGATCAGTCGAATACATTAGTTGTTCGTAAGACGTATAGAACACTTAAGGATTCGTGTTTTACGGATTTAAAATGGGCTACAAAAAGGTTGGAAGTTGAGAACTTATGGGAATTTAAGTATTCACCTTTGGAAGCAACCTATCTTCGAACTGGTCAGAAGATTCTGTTTAGAGGTCTTGATGATCCATTAAAAGTAACATCTATCACGGTTGAGTATGGGTATTTGTGTTGGGCCTGGCTTGAAGAATCCTATGAGATAACAAGTGAAAAAGACTTTGATACATTAGATGAGTCAATTCGTGGTGAGTTGCCACCTCATCTTTGGAAGCAATGGATGATTACTTTCAACCCATGGAATGAACATCACTGGCTTAAAAAACGTTTCTTTGATGCAGAGAATGACCCTGATATATTGGCTATCACAACCAATTATAAGTGTAATGAATGGTTGGATGATGCCGATTTAAGGTTGTTTGAAAACATGAAGAAGAACAATCCTAGACGATATCAAGTTGCTGGATTAGGAAATTGGGGTATTGTTGATGGATTGGTTTATGAGAATTGGAAAGAAGAAGAATTTACGCTAGATCAAGTTATTGACTGTGATTCTGTAAATGGTATTGACTTCGGTTATACAAATGATCCTGCTGCAGTTTTTATAGGTTTCATTGATACAGAACATAAAAAGCTCTATGTTTGGGATGAAATTTATAAAAAAGGTCTTTCTAATAAAAGACTTTATGAGGAGATTGAAAGCTCACATTATCAAAAGAAGTCTTTTACGGCAGATTGTGCAGAACCTAAGTCGATTGATGAGCTTAGAGGGTATGGACTTCGTGTTGAAAAGTCACAAAAGGGAAAGGATTCCATCACACATGGAATTCAGTATATTCAAGATTTTGAAATTATCATTCATCCTAGATGTGTTAATTTCATAACTGAAATAGGAAACTACACATGGGATGAAGATAGATTGGGCAACAAAATTAACCGCCCAATTGATGATTTCAACCACTTAATGGACTCGATGCGTTATGCAGTTGAAAAATATGCATTTGGTCGAGTTAAAGTAAGGACATTTAAAGGAGGTATTTAATGAACGCATACATTATAAAACCGGATACGATATTTAAATTATCTGACGACAAAGATATTCTTAATATTGAAGTGTTGAATGGATTGATAACAAAGCATAAATCATTAATCACAGACAGATATAAAAAGTTATATGATGCCTATATTGGAGATTATCCAATCCTGCATCAAGCCGACAAAGAAACATATAAACCCGATAACCGTGTTGTGGTCAACTTTGCGAAATACATTGTTGATACATTCAACGGTTTTTTTATTGGTGTTCCAATCAAAGTATCTTCTAAGAAAAAAGAAATTGACGATTACATTAACATGCTAGATAAATACAACGATCAAGATGATAATAATGCAGAATTATCTAAGATTTGTAGTGTTTTTGGAAAAGGATATGAATTGTATTTCAATGATGATTATGGAAATTTAGGGATTACCTATTTAGATCCAAGAGAAGGCTTCATGGTTTATGATGAATCAACAGTTCAGAAACCTAGATATTTTGTAACATATCATATTGTTGATGAGGTAATGCGTGGATATATCTTTGATAAAACATATAAGTATGAGTTCAACGATAAAGGCGGCCTTCATGTATTTAATGGAGTAGAGCATGGGTTCAACGATATTCCGGCCACGGAGTTCATTGAAAACGAAGAGCGTATGTCTATTTTTGAATCAACATACAGTTTGATTAATGCCTATAACAAGGCAATGTCAGAAAAAGCAAATGATGTTGATTATTTCGCAGATGCCTATTTAAAAATCCTAGGTCCAAAATTAGAAGAGTCAGATTTGGTACACATTCGTGACAATCGAACAATTAACTTTGAATCAATGGATGGAAGTGGTGACGGAATTGTAGTTGATTTCATGTCAAAACCAAATGCAGATGCAACACAGGAAAATCTAATCAACAGATTAGAGCGTTTAATCTTCCAAAACTCAATGGTGGCCAATATTAATGATGAGAACTTTGGAACGTCATCAGGTATTGCGCTGAGATATAAGCTTCTTTCTATGTCGAACCTGGCAAAAGCAAAAGAGCGTAAGTTCACGTCTGGAATGAATCGTAGATATCGAGTCTTATTTAGTAATGCGATCACGCATCGTTCTGAGAATGACTGGCTTGAGGTTGAATACAAGTTTACACAAAATTATCCTGCAAACTTATTAGAAGAAGCACAGACTGCTGCACAATTATCAGGAATCGTGTCTCACGAAACCCAGTTGTCGTTTATCTCGGCAGTTGAGGATACAAATGCCGAAATGGAACGTATCAAAAAGGAAGATGAGAATGATATGGTAGAAACTGAAAACCGAATCTTCCAAAATAATGAGGATTCACAAAACGATGAGCAGTAAAACATATTGGCGAGATCGTGAGCTTGAATGGAAAAAGAAACGCTTAAAAGATGAAAAGCAATATGCGGATGAGATACAAGAAATATATGCAAATATGATGGATTCGGTTGGAAAGGAAATCGAATCCTTTTTTACTCGCTATGCAAATAAAGAAAACATTACTATGGCAGAAGCTAAAAAAAGAGTTTCAAACATAGATATTGAGGCATATAAAAGAAAAGCTAAGAAGTATGTAAAGGAAAAGAACTTTTCAGATGAAGCCAATGAACAGATGAGACTTTATAATCTTGCAATGAAAGTCAACCGATTGGAACTTTTAAAAGCAAACATTGGATTAGAGCTTGTGGCAGGCCATGACGAATTGAAGTCGTATACTGGTGATAAGCTAGAAGGTGCGTATTTAGAAGAGATCAAACGTAATGCTTCTATCTTAGGTGATACAGTGATTGACAATGCGAAGACAGCCAAAGCAGTAGCAGATTCATCTTTTAAGAACGCAACCTTTTCAGAACGAATTTGGGTCAATCAAGACCAGTTAAAAAACAGTTTATCCAGTGTTTTATCCAATGCATTGATTCAAGGCAAGAATCCTAGAGAATTTATTCCGCTCATTCGTAAAAAGTTCGATGTATCAAGATGCAATGCAGAAAGATTGTTGCGAACAGAAATTGCACGAGTTCAAACACAAGCGCAGATTGAATCTTACGAAGCAAACGGAATAGATGAGTATGAATACATAGCGTGTAGCTTAAAAGATGTGTGTCCTTTGTGTAAAGAAATGGATGGCAAAACATTCAAGCTTAAAGACATGGAAATAGGCGATAACGCTCCACCTATGCATCCAAATTGTCATTGTGCAACAGCACCTTATTCAGATAGAGGAGTATACGAGAAATGGCTAGATGGATTAGCAAATGGAGAGCATGATCTAAGGTTTGACGAGTGGAAAGAACTAGAGGCCAAAACAAATAACTCTGGTGCATTAAATGGCGCTTGGAATAATGAAAATGATCCAAACTATAAAAAGCGAGATGAGATTGCAGAAGCTCTGTATGCTCAAATTACAAATAGAAAAAAATCTTTTGAAATAAAACAAGTAGCTAAAAATTCAGGCTTTACAGAGGAAGAAGTAAGTAATATATATGAACATGTGTTTATTCGTAAACATAAATTTAGAAGTGGTGAAATAAAGAAATTTGATCCTGATTATTATATGGCACATTCTTGGCTTAGACTTAGACAGGGAAAGGATATTCAAAAACACGATATAACAATGTTAAATCATGAATTAGATGAAGAGAAAGAAATGCAAGATAGCCTCGATGTTATATATGAAGATAGTCATGAAAGAGTTCAAAAAGTATATAATTATCAAAGAGAATTGCTTGAGTATCTGAAGGATCATGATGTATAATCTCTATAGAGAGAGGTGAAAAAATGATTACATTTGAGCTATTAGAATATAACAACGGCAGATATGTATATTCATTTTCGCCTGACATAGATCCAAAGGCTAAAGGTAAAGTTGCTATATACGATAACGGGAATCGTGAAGTATTAGAGCAATCGTCTGTTGATGTTAAACAGTATTATGCAGGCCATGCTTTATGGGGTATTTCAGCAGGAGAAAAGACAGGCACGGTTGCTTGGTGCTAAAGATTTTAACTTTAAAACACAGGTCACTCAAATGAGTGGCCTTTTATTATGCAAGGGAGTGATACTATGGATTATTATTTCACACGTGGTGAAGATAGATCAGAACAAATTAAGAAGCATATAAAAGAAGCTGCTCAAAGTATTATTGATCATGCAGATGATATGTGGATCAATATGATCTATTAACGGATTTGAAGATAGAAATGAACTTGAATCCAGATAATGACTGGCTTCCAAAAGTGCAAGTTACATCTAGTTTTTTATCCGAAAGAACTATTGTGTTAAAAAAGAATAACGAAACAGGTGATACTATGTGATAAAAATTAAGATTAAACAGACAGAAAGTGATTGCTTGATTGAAGTACATGGCCATGCTCGTTACGCTCCGATAGGAAAAGATATCGTCTGCAGCGCTATCTCGGTACTATTTTTGACATTGGCCAATTCAATCGACGAAACATCCGATGCACTTTGCAGATATTACGAACCTGATAAAGATAGCAAGACGTTGTATATCTCGGGTTTGGACCTTGCTGGAGAATTAGCAATTAATTTCTTCAGAGTTGGATGCAAAGGCACAGAAGAAGCATATCCTGAATGTGTGGAACTGAGAGATGTGTAATCACAAATATTTGGAGCGTGTCGAAAAACAATATTATGATCAATGGCTAGAGTGCATCGTTGAAGTACGTAATCAACGGTGCATTTTTTGTGGAAAAGCCAAGACTTATAAAGTCTACATATCCACAGTTCCAAACAAGACCAAGCATTCACGTCGTTAAACTGTATGGGTTATAGGCCAAGCATTTAAGCCTTAAAAAGATATGGGAAATGACAAGCAAAGTCAGAAAAATAGGAGGAAATATATATGAAAAAATTCAATGACAGACTACCTTTTTGCTTACAACTTTTTGCAGACGGAACTTCAGGTGAAACTGAGGGTACAGAAACAAAAAATACTCAAACAACAAATACTCAATCAACTGAAGGACAAGACAACCAAGAAGAAAACAAAACATCTGAAAAGAAGTATTCAGATGAAGATTTGAATGCGATTCTTGACAAAAGATTTGCACGTTGGAAAGCAGATCAAGAAAAAGAAAAAGAAGAAGCTAAGCGCTTAGCAGAAATGAATGCACAAGAACGAGCAGAAGCAGAACGTGATAAGGTGCAAAAAGAGCTAGATGAATTGAAAGCAAAAAACGCAATCGCAGAAATGACAAATGAAGCACGTAAAATGTGCGCAGAGCATGATATTAACGTTGGAGATGAACTTTTATCTGTTCTAGTTAATAAAGATGCAGATAAAACAAAGAAAGCGGTTGATGCATTTGTTAAGATGTTTGAATCTGAAGTAGAAAAAGCAGTTAAAGAAAAACTGAAAGGCAACGGTCCCAAACGTGGTGGTTCAAACAAAGGGGTAACTCGTGAATCAATCTTGAATATCACTGATCCAATGGAAAGACAACGCATGATTGCGGAAAATATGGATTTATTCCAGTAAATAGAAAAAGGAGATATAACATATGAAAAAAATTTATAAAGGTATGAACTTGCAAATGTTTGCAGCACCTACAGGATTAACAGGAACAGGCAACATCCAAGTTAGAGCACACGAAATTGATTTCGTTACTAGTTTTGGAAAGAACATCCAAGCTTTATTGGACGTATTAGGAATTATTCGTCCAATTCGTAAAGCAAACGGTTCTGTTTTGAAAACAAAGAAAGTAACAGGAACATTACAGGACGGACATGTAGCAGAAGGCGAATCAATTCCATTAAGCGAATACAAAGTTGAAGAAGAAGTGTTCGATACAATTCAAATCGAGAAATTCCGTAAAGCCGTTCCTATTGAAGCAATTGCAGAGAAAGGATATGAAGCTGCAGTATCTGATACTGACGAACAGTTCCGTATTGATTTGCAAGATAACATCACTGATCGCTTATATGCTCAATTAAATTCAGGTAGCTTAGTAGGACATGAAGCGACTTGGCAAATGGCTATCGCAATGGCAATCGGTAATGTTAAACACAAATTCCAACAAATGAAACGAAATACTACTGGTATTGTTGTATTCGTAAATACTTTGGATGCTTACCGCTATTTAGGAGAAGCTAATGTATCTATGCAGACTGCATTCGGTTTAACATACATTAAGAACTTCTTAGGAGCAGATATTGTATTCTTAACAGACCGAGTTGCAGAAAAAACAGTAGTGGCTACTCCAATGAACAACATCATTGCATATTATGTAGATCCAAGCGATTCTGAATTTGTTAAAGCAGGACTTTCATATACTACTGACAGTACTACTGGCTTCTTAGGATTCCATGTAGAAGGGAACTATGATCGTGCTATTTCTGATATGTTCGCTATCATGGGATTACGTTTAATGTGTGAATACCAAGATGCAATTGCACACTTTGCAGTAGGTGGTTCTGATACTCAGACATTGCGTAATTTAACATTAACGGCTTCTAAAGGCGAAGAAACAGGAACTACAAAAGTAGCAGTTGACGAACAGTTGCAATCTATGAATAACAAATTCAAATTCAAGGTAGGAGCTTCTGAAGAAGCAGTGGAATATGGTACAGATGTAAAATCTTGGAAGAACTTCGAAGAAGGAGCAGATATCAAAGCAGCAGAATCTAATCATTGCACAGTAGTTGAATGTGACAGAAACTACAAAGCAGTATCAAAAGGCGATGTAGTTGTTGATTTAAAGGCATAGGTGATTGAAGATGTCGACAACAACCGTATTAAATGATGTAAAACTGCTTCTTGGTTTGCAAACTGATGATGAAAAGCTAGAGACCATTGTAAGACTTACGGAAGGTCGACTTAAAGCGCTTCTAAGCGTAAAAATCATACCGGATGAACTCGAATATATCATTACAGAAGTGTCTATCAAACGCTTTAATAGGATTGGTTCTGAAGGTGTTCAAACGCATTCAGTTGAAGGGGAGTCAATGTCATTTAATGATGATGACTTCTCTTCTTTCTCTTCTGAGATTCAATCTTGGAGAGATGAGCAAGCCAATCAAAATAAAGGGAAGGTACGATTCTTATGAGGTACGATAAACCTATTTACTTTCAAAGATTTGTGCAAGGCTCTTATAACGAGAATACAGGCAACTATGAAGATGATTCGCCTGTAGAAGAAATGGTAATGGCTTCCGTAATGGATACAAGAACTGAAACTATGATGCAGGTATACGGGCAAATCAGACAAGGTAGCCTTACTTGTCATATACAGAACATCTATCAAAAGCCATTTGATCATATTAGAATCGGTACAAAGAAATACAAAGTAGATTACTCACGAAGACTCCGGACAAAGGAGTCTTTTATTCTGTCTGAGGTGCAGTAGATATGGCAAAAGTTGAAATAAGAGGATTAGATAAACTGCAGAAGAAGCTCAAAAAGAATTGTTCTTTGGAAGATGTGAAAACAGTTGTTTTGAAGAATGGAATGGATATGCAAAATAAAACTGTTATAAATGCAGTATTTACAAAAGGGTATTCAACAGGCACTACGAAAAGAAGTATCAGAGGTGAAACACGTGATGGCGGATTCACATATGCAGAAGGACCATCTACACATTATGCACCTTATGTTGAATTTGGAACACGTTTTATGGATGCACAACCTTTTGTTAGGCCTGCGTTTAAACAACAAGTACCAATATTCAAGTCAGACATGAAAAAACTAGTTAAGTAGGTGATGCAATGGATTCACAACAAGAGTTATTCATTGCACTAAAAGTGCAATTAGAAAAAGCGTTAAAAAGTAAAGGCGTTAATGTATATGACACGTTTCTTCCAAGTGAAGGGACACCATATCCATATGTATACATTGGTTCAAGTCAACTAGTGGACGATTACGGAAATAAAACAATGATTCTAGGCACTATCACGCAGGTTGTGGATGTTTGGCACAACAATCCTAGGAAGCGTGGAGAATTGTCTGAAGTTATGCAAACCATTAAGAAAGTGGCTAGACAAATCAACCACACAAACAACTTTGCTTTTATGATCCAAAATATCAACCAACGGATATTGTCGGATTCAAGTACAGGAGCACCATTGATGCATGGTGTTCTAGAGTTGGATTTTAGAATTACAGGAGGAATAAAATAATGAAATTTGATTTACAAATGTTCGCAGAAGCAATGAAAGAATCAGTTGCAGGTAAACAGTTGATCTATCTTTTCAGAGTTGCAGAAGATTCAAAAAAAGAAGATGCTAGTGCAATTGCATTCCCAACAGAAAACGAACGAAACGTAACAAAAGATGCAGATACAACTGCTACAAAAGATGGAACTATTCGTACACCATCAGTGGCAGAGATTGAAATTACATCAACATCTGTTTTAGCAAAAGGTGATGCAATTATCGACAAATTAGAAAAAGCCATGTTGGCAGATAAGTTAGTCGAATGTTGGGAAGTAAACCTAGCAGAAGAAGGAACTGAAACAAATGTCGGCAAGTTTAAATCTAAATACTACCAAGGATATTTGACTGAATGCTCAATTTCATCAGAAGCAGAAGGAGTTGTTGAAGTTGATTTAACATTCGGAGCAAATGGAAATGGTGCAGATGGATATGCAACAGTAACAAAAGAGCAACAGGAAGTAGCATCTTACGTTTATAAGGATGTAACTAAGGAAGCGTAATAAACGCATGAGGGGCAGAGATTGCCCCTTTTATATTTGTATTTAGAAAGTGAGGACTTTAAATGAGTAAAAACATGGAAATTGAAGTAAATGGTGAAACATATCAACTAGTAGCAGGGTTTGGATTTTTACATGAAGTCAATAAAAGAGTGACTGTAGATGTACCAAACACTAAAAACAAAAAAGAAGTAGGTTTGAAGTTTATGGTCGCAAGCATCATGGATGGAGATATTGATGCATTAGTCGATTGTATCTTCTGTATGAATATTGGACAAACACCACGTTTAAAGAAAACAGACATTGAAAGATATTTAGAAGATGTTGAAGATATCGACAAAGTTTTTGAGGACGTAATCAATTTTTTATCTCAAGCGAATGCGTGCAAGAAAGAAGTGAAATCACTGATGACGAGCATGCAGAAAGAAGAGAAAGAAGAGAAGAAATAGACGAAACATTTGATGAAATGTATGAACGTGTCGCTTTGACTTGTTTTAGATATCTAGACTTCAAAAGTTTGGATCAGGTAAATAATCTTACACCTTACGAATATCGCCTTTTAATGAAGGCCAAAGAGCTACAAATGGTGGATGATCAGTATTATCTGCATTTGCAAGCGTACCTAAATATGACTGCACAAGCTAAAAAGCAAGTGGGCAAGAAACAGAGAATGGTATACACGAAATTTAGCAAGTTCTTTGACTATCAGAAAGAGTTGGATCGTGTCATGGGGATAAAGAAACAAAGCAAGTTTGATAAGTTGGCAGAGTTCATAAATAAAAAGGAGGGATAACAATGGCAGAAAGTTTTAGTGTTGAAGCCATACTAACGGCAACCGATAAGAATATGACCTCAACCATGAACAAAGCTATAGGAGCGTGTCAGTCGTTTGGTGATAGAGTTAAATCTATCGTTGCAGGTGTCGGCATAACTAAAGCTATTGGTGCAACGATGAACGTTCTTAGCTCATCCTTTGATGGTGCTATTAATAGATTTGATACCATGCAATCCTATCCAAAAGTTATGAAGTCTTTGGGGTTCGCTGTAGGGCAATCTCAAAAGAGTGTTGCAAAGTTAAATCAGTCAGTACAAGGCTTACCTACAAACTTGGCAGATGTTGTAACAACATCTAAGTCGTTGGCTTCTGTTACAAGCAATATCGATAAGGCAACTGATACTACAATTGCATTAAATCATGCGTTTTTAGCGAGTGGTTCAAGCTCAGAAGATGCATCACGTGGGTTACAACAGTATTCACAGATGCTCGCTAAAGGTACAGTTGATATGCAATCATGGAGAACCTTACAAGAAACAATGGCACCAGCATTAACTAAAGTTGCAAAGAAACTAGGTATTACAAGTGGTAATGCAAATGAATTGTATGATGCATTACAGAATGGAACGATTACATTTGATCAATTCAATGATGCAATGATTGAATGTGATACAGAAACAGGTGGCTTTGCAGAAACTGCATTAGAAGCTTCTAAAGGTGTTAAAACTTCTATGACTAACATCAAGAGTGCAGTACAAAACTTAGAACAAGGGTTCTTGTCTGCAATGAATAACATGTTGAAGTCAAAAGCCATGGGTGGATTAGTTGATAATCTAGAAAAGATTAAATCTAAAATCTATGACTTTAGAAATTCAATCATGGAATCCAAGGATGATGGTTTGACATGGGATTTTAAACCTGGAGTTATGGAAAATGTTTCAAAGGCTATGGATTGGCTTGCAGATAGAGCAAACAATGCTAAAGCTATGGTCCAACAATTCTATGATGGATTTATGAAGACAGATGCAGTACAAAACGCAATTACATTGTTCGACAAAGTCAAAGATGCTATTGGAAATGTAATGGATAAGTTGCAAGACAGTAAAGTTTTTGAGCAGTTAGGACAAGACATTGGAAATATCATTGCAAAAGTAGAAGATGTAACTGGCAAAATTGCAGATTTCATAGCAAATCTTAAAACGGAAGATGTTAAGAGATTTGCAAGTGCAGTCAAATTATTGGCAGGAGCATTTGTTGCAATCAAAGTCGGTAGCAAAGTATCTAGTATGATTAGTGGTGTCGTTGGCACGGCTAAAGGTGGATATTCAAAGATAAAATCAATTATTGACAAAATCAGAGGATTAGGAGAAAAGCCAACTCAAGAAATACCTGGACAATTACCGCAAAATGGTACTCCAAGCGACGGTATTGGTGATGCAGCAATGCGAACTGCTCAGAAAACATCTAAAGCTGCACAGATTATTAATTCTGCATTTGAAGGAATTTCAAATGTTATTACTTCGGTATGTGAAGGTGTAAAAGGAATTATAACAGGTCTAGGAGAAGCAATTAGTACTGCTTTTCAAGGCATCGGACAAGGCATTAAATCGGCTTTGGAAGGAGTCGGAACAGTCATTGAATCGCTTGGTACTGCAATCAGTACGGTAGCACAAGGCATTGGACAAGGTTTAGCAACTGCATTTACAGGATTAGGAACTGCAATCGCAATGGTGCCACCTACTACATGGCTTGCGTTGGCAGCGGCTATTCTAGCAACTGGTGCTGCAATGGCATTGGTTGGCTCTCAAGGTGAAGGCTTACAAATGGTTCTTCAGGGAGTTGCAGATGTTGTTTCTGCGTTTGGACCTGTTATCAAAGAAGTGTTTGAAGGTATCAGTGGTGTAATTACATCATTTGGAGAAACAGTAAGTGGAATCTTAAACTCAGTATCAGGAGTGATTGAATCTATTGGCCAATCTGCTTTGAATGCTGGTAAAGGATTTAAAGAATTAGCTAAAGGTATTCAGATTATTACTGGTTTAAATTTGTTTGATATGGGAGCTAGCTTAGCTGCAGTTGCAACAGGTATAGGAGCTATATCTGCAGCTTCTGTAGGCATAGGAAGCGCTGGTACACAGATGATGGCCCTTGTAACTGCTATAAGTATGGTAGGTACTACATTTGCCAGTACATCGGCTACAGTGACAAACTCATGCAATAACATTATCAGTGCAATGTCTGCAGCAGAAGCTAGGGCTTCGACTTCAGGAACTGCAATGGGTACTAAGTTTACATCAGGACTTAAAGGAAGTTTATCAAGAAGTGTGTCAATAGCACGATCTTCATGCAATAACATTATCAGTGCATTCAATGCATGTCAGTCAAAAGCACAATATTGTGGTCAGATGATTGGTCAAGGATTGGCAAATGGTTTAAGAGCTAGTGAAGGTTCTGTTAGAGCAGCGGCCGCTAGTTTAGCAGCAGCTGCAGATGCCGCAATTCAAGCAAAGGCTAAAATTGGCTCACCTTCTAAAGTCACTAAGAAAGATGGTATGTGGACTGGAAAAGGCTATGTTCTAGGTCTTGAATCCATGTATTCTGACGTAAAAAGAGCTGCAGAGAAGTTATTATACCTTCCACTAATGAGCACTCCTAAAATGGCTTTTGGAGGTGTTGTGAGTGATATGAATGCAGAATACGATTACACTAGCAACGCTCAATTAACGGTTGAAACACCACTTTACATTAATGATCGTGAATTTGCACGTGCAACATATAGAGCAAATCAGAATGAGATTAACAGAAACTCAAAGCTTAACGAGAGATTGCGAGGTAACAGATAATGTATGCATTCGTAAATACAGTAAATAGTGGCATCGTCGGTACTAATCTACCGACAGAAGCCATGTCATATAATGGCGTATATTTAGAAAATGAAATAGATGGATATCGTACACTTTCTGTAACAGGACGTGAGTTGATGGAATCAGAAGTAAAACATACTGAAATTGATGGAATGGATGGTTCTTATTACAGATATAAAACAACTCCTGCAAGAACGATTACTGTTAAATATCAGTTGAGAGCTAGAGGAAGCAGAGAATTTCGAGAAGCTTACAACAAGATGAATAAATTGTTGAGTGGCGAACAAGTAAAAGTCATTTTTAATGATGAAAGCGACAAGTATTTCATTGGAACTAAGACATCTAACACACAAGTTGATGGCGGAAGTAATAACGTGATCGGTGAAATCGAAATCTATTGCTCAGACCCACGCAAGTATTCGACAACAGAAAAAGAATTTACTGCTACTGATGGAGTTTTGAACATTGTAAATGAAGGTACAGTGCCTGTAAGTATCGATTATGAAATTCAAGCAACATCTGAAACTGGATATATTGGTATCGTATCAACTGAAGGAGTAATGCAATATGGAAAAATTGAGGAGCTTGATTCAGAAACATATCAACAGAGTGAACATTTAGTTAGTATCAACAATTTTTATGATTGCGCAGATGATACAAGTGGAACAGATGTGATGCATCCAACTTGTGGTGCAAATGGAACATTAGCTAAGCATACATGGTTTAATCAACAGTTTATAGGCTTTGGAACAACTGGTACTAAAAAAGGTTCGTCTAGTGGTGGGTTAAGAACATTAGTAATACCTGCAGATTCAAATGGAGATACAAGTGGTGCTCAGAACTTCTATTGTTATTTTCATTTGTTGTTTTATGCAGGACTTATGGGTCAAACAGGAGAAATGTGTATTAACTTCTTAACTGCAGACAATAAATTGATATGTGGTTGTAACTGGTACAAGACAGATACAGTAGGCAATACAGGACATTATGAGTTTTGGGCTAACGGCAAAATGCTTAGAAACTTCTCATATACAACTTCACATTTACACACACAAAATCCTTGGTATTGGAGTTGGGGACATTGCGATGTGTTAAAAGAAGGCGGAAACATCCGATTCTTCTACTGGGGAGGATATTACAACTATTACATTCCAGAAATTGCAAATATGAAGTGCGCTAAAATTCAGATTGCATTCAAGCAATGGGGTAACAGAGGCGGTAATCAACTAATGAGTATGATGGGCTTTGATGTAATCAACTTCACAAAAAATAATGTATCAAAATGGAGAGATATTCCTAATAGATATCCAAGCGGTACGAAGATTACAATTGATGGTAAATCATCTCACATTTATGTGAATGGAATGAGTAGACCTCAAGATGAGGTGCTAGGAACTAAGTATTTTAAAGCACCAGTAGGAACTACAGAGATAAAGACTACGTGCTCGAGTTGGTCAAAATCGAAGCCAACAGTGAAAGCTAGAATAAGGGAGGCATGGTTATAATGGAACAAATAAGAATAGCAGTATTAACTCCTTACGATAAGGTTCTAGCTTTTTTAGACAATACAGTGCCTAGCGCAATGCATTACTTTGATGAAACATTGCATACATACTTGAAAGGCTCGGCATATACATTTGAATTTACAACATTGACTGCACATGATGATGCAGCCTTTTTAGTAGAAGGAAATAAACTGAGCTTTACAAGAAAAAACAAAGGCTACTACTTAACTATCATGAACGTAGAAAAAGGTGGTAACACGACAAACGTTACCGCCTATGGTCTTTGCCTTGAATTAACGAATGAATATGTAGATGCATATAAAGCGCCTAGAGCGATGTCATTTGCAGAATATGTTAATGCGTATGGATTTGAACAATCGTTCGTAATTGGCAAGAATGAAGTATCAGACAAACGTATCACACATGAGTGGACTGGAAGTGATACTGTACTAGCTCGATTGTATTCAATCGCAAATGTATTTGATGCAGAATTAGAGTTTATTACTCAATTGAATGACGATTATTCTTTGAAGAACTTTGTGTTGAATATTTACAGAGCTCATTCAGATTCCGTTCAAGGAATGGGAACAGATAAACGCAGTACGACATTAAGATATCCTAATGATGTATACGGAATCACTAAAACAAGTGATATTACAGAGTTGTATACAGGTATCAGACCTACGGGTAATAATGGGTTACAACTTAACTCGATTAGTGGCCGTGTTGTAAAAGATTCAAATGGAAATATTTTGTATAAAGTTCAAGGTAACAATATACTTGCACCTCAATCTAGAGATAGATTTCCTAGTACGTTATTAACAAATCATTCAAACGATATGTATGCAGTGCTAGTGTGGTCTTATGAAACTGAAAACGTTGAGACATTATACGGTCAAGCGTTGGCTCAGTTGAAAAAGAATTGTGTTCCTAAAGTTACGTATGATGTAGATGCATATATTGATGCAGATATCGGTGATACGTTTACTATCGAAGATGCAGAATATAGTCCTACATTGTATTTAGAAGCACGAATAACGGAACAAGAGATTTGTTTCACAGATTCCGAGAAGTGCAAGACTATTTTTGACAACTTTGAAGAAAAGCAATCACAGATTAGTTCAGCTCTGATCAGTGAAATGAACAAGATGATTGAATTGAAAAAAGTTTATGAAGGTTCAATCGTATCTTCAAATGGAGTTCTTTTTAAGACAGATTCAGATTCAACCAAATTAACTGCATTGGTAAAGGATGATGGTGTTGATATTACATCTAAGTATTCAATTATTTGGTATAAAGATGATGAGCAATTATCAACGAGTCAAACAATCATAGTCAATGCCTCAGACTTCACAGAAAAGGCCGTATACAGATTTAAAGCAATGAGTGGTGAAATACTTAAAGCAAGTGCAGAAGTCACTGTAATGCGATTACAAGATGGTCAGAATGGAACGAGTGCATATGTACATATTGCCTATGCCAACAGTTCAGATGGTTGTGTTGATTTCAGTTTGACAGATTCAAATCGTAAATTTATTGGTCAGTATTCTGATTCAAAACAGTATGGTTCTGATGACCCAACCAAATACAGATGGAGTGCAATCAAAGGTGAAGATGGTCAGTCATTCGTAAGTGCCGAGGAACAATTCTATTATTCGACTTCTCAAACCGAATTAGTCGGTGGTGAGTGGTTTGTTGGTAATGTGGTTTATCAAAGTGATAAGTTTCTATGGAAAAGATGGAAATGTACGTATGCTAATCCTAGTGAAATCAAGTACACGAAAGCTATATTTGATAACACATGGAATGAGATTGATGCAAAGATTGGTGAGATTCATACTCAAGTATCTCAAGCAAATGTGCAATCAAAAGAAGCAGTTGATAAAGCAACTCAAGCTCAAACGGATGCAAGTAAAGCAAATCAATTAGCTAACACTGCTAACACTCAATCAAGCGAAGCAAAGAAACTAGCACAAGATGCGAATACTAGTACTGGTAAAGCACAAGAACAGATTGATGCAATTAAAGGTGATATTACTGATTCAAAGAAACAAATTCAAAGTGCAGTTGATAAGGCAAATGCCAACGCTAGTGAAATTGCTACTGTTAAAGAAACATATGCTACAAAAGTTGATTTGACTAACGAATCAAAATCTATTCATGCAGATGTAAGTACTGAGATTGAAAAGAAAGTCGGTGAGTTATCGACTACAGTTTCACAAACTTATGCATCCAAAAGTGATTTAACAAGCATTGAAGGTTCTTTGAATACAAAGATTAAACAAAATGCCGATTCAATCACTACTCAAGCAAGTTCGATTGAAAAGCTGCAGTCTGATACAACTCAAGCTCAGAAAGATATTACTGATGCAACAAAGAAAGCAACAGATGCTCAAACTCAAGCGGATAAAGCTTTAGGCAATGCCCAGAGTGCTCAATCAGCAGCAGACGAAGCCAAGAAAAAAGCAGATAGTGCTCAAACTAATTTAGATAGCGCTAATAAAGAGTTGGCAGATGCTAAAGCGAATCTAGAAACAGTTACAGGTAGAGTGGATGCGACAGAATCTGAAATCACTAAAGCTCAAACTCGTTTAACAAACGCAGAAACTGCAGTGGAGAAAGCTCAATCTGATGCAACTAAGGCTCAAGGCAACGCAACTACGGCAATCAACGATGCAAAGGCGGCTCAAGGAGTTGCGGATGATGCAAAAGCTAAAGCAGAACAAGCTCAGAAAGACCTTGCAGAACTAACAAACAAAGTTACTTCAAATACAACTGCAATTGAGCAGAATGCAAATGCGATTAAATTACAAGCAAAGTCCATTACTGAAGCTAACAATAAGATTGATAACTTACAAATTGGTGGGCGTAATTTATTATTAAGTACTCAAACTTTTAAACCAAATTTCGGATTAAGCGGCGCACCAGAAACACCAACCAAAGATGTAGATGGATTCTATTATGTTTCTTTAAGTAATAGTTTCTTAAATTATATATATCAGTTCATTGATTTAGTGTTAGGACAGACATACACGATTTCTTTTGTTGCTAAATGTGATTCAAATGTACAATTAGAAATAAAAGATGATAGCTATAATAATGCTGCACTGGCTTATGCAACTATAGACTCTAAAGATTGGAAACTTTATAGCACTACATTTGTTGTGGGAATAAAAAAAGATACTCCTAAAGTATGTTTTTTGACACGACAAGATTCAGCAACTATATATATTAAAAAGATTAAATTAGAGCTAGGAAATAAAAATACAGACTGGACTCCAGCTCCTGAAGATGTAGATGAAGCAATCAATACAGAACGTACTGAGCGACAATCTGCTATTGAGACAAAGGCGAATGAAATTACTTCAAAGGTTAGTGAAACTTACGTATCAAATTCGGCTTTGAATCATTATAAAGAAGAAGTATCTACTCAGTTTAGCCAAACTAAGAGCGATTTTACGTGGTCAATTAATCGAAGCGTGGCCGATGCTAAAAATGAAATGAATGGTCAAATCAGCAGTGTGAATGGTAGATTGGATGGTTTAAAACAAACTGCAGATAACGTAAATAGTTATATGTCTTTTGATAACGATGCATTGACTTTAGGTAAATCAGACAGTGCATTTAAAACTAAGATTACAAACCAAGAATGGTCGATTCAAAAGAATGGTGCAAAGGTAACATATATAAACGATCAAACAATGTACATCACAGATGGACAATTCACGCAGTCTTTAAAAGTTGGTTCATTTGGATTTGTGCCAAGAGCAAATGGCTCATTGGACTTCAAGAAAGTAGGGTGATTAAATGGCAGAATTTAGTGGTGGAATACAAATTGGTAGTGGTCAGTGGGATAAATACTCGTTAATATTACGAATCAATGAAATATCTTATTCTGTTGAAAACAACACATCATATGTAGAGTGGTGGGTTGGTATTCGATCTAATACGCAGTACCATACACACAATGGAATTCCAGAAACATTTAAAGTATCCGTGAATGGTACTCAAGTGTTAAACCAAAGCTTTACACCTAATGTTCCCGTAAATACACTTGTCGGTGTAAAAAGTGGAGCGGTGACCATTTCACATGATGCAGATGGCTCAAAAACAATTTCAGTAAGTGCATCTTTCAGTGGAAGTAACTCTGGATATTATGCACCTATTACTGGTTCTTGTAGTGGTACAGTTAAATTAACAACCATTCCAAGAGCATCAAGTATATCTATTGATTGTCCTAGTATTGAATGTGGTAACACTATTAATATTAGTGGTTCGAGTGCTTCAAAGAACTTTACACATAAAATCTACGCAACATGGAACGGTAAAACAAGTGAATTAACAACTATAAGTGGGACATTAACACCCACTTTTTCTTATACGATTCCTACCGCATGGGAAAAGGATTTGCCTAACTCGACAAGTGGTATCGCAACATTTACCTTAGAAACATTCAGTGGTTCAACATCGGTCGGTTCTAAGTCGGTAAATGCGACTATCAAAGTCAGAAGCAGTGTTGTTCCTTCGATTGACAGTATCAAAGTAACAGATGCAAACTCAGTATGTGCAGGCATTGGTCAAATAGTTCAGTCGCAATCTAGACTGAAGTTCGCAATAACTTACAGTGGTGCACAAGGTTCAACTGTTACATCTGTATCAACCAAATTTGAAGGACAGACTTATAACAATAGCTCATTCACTACTGGTACTGTACAAGGCAGTGGAAGTATTAGCTATACAACAACGATCTATGATTCTCGAGGCAGAAGCTCACAAATCAGTGGAAAAGTAACTGTATCAGCTTATAGTCCACCAAAATTAACGAATGTAACTGCAAAACGTGCTAACTCAAGTTATACAATAGATGAAGCAAGTGGAACATATGCGTTATTGCATTTCAAAGTAGGATTTACTAGTTTAACTGGAAAGAATGTGACATCGTTCTATATTCAATATCGAGCTAGTGGAGCTAGCTCATGGACGAAAATAAATTCATGGGATAACAACTATACTCTTGAGCAAGATTACAAAGCAGGTAACTTATTTACATCCGCAACAAGTTCTTATGAAGTGGCATTCGGTATTAAGGATAAGTTCATGAATGACTACTCATGGCAAATCTTTACGGTAGCACCTACTTACTCGTTAATTAACTTTGGCAAAGATGGAAGATCATTAACGTTCTTCGGTCAAGATAGCAATCAAAAAGATACGCTAACAATATTAGGTGATATTGTAGCTCCTATGTTTTTGGATAAATTATTCCCTATTGGTGCTGTTTATATTACTTACAATGACAACAACCCCGGAAACTTCTTAGGAGGTACTTGGGAGCAATTTGGACAAGGTCGAACTTTGGTCGGTGAAGGTACTGGAAACGATGGTAGTACAAGTATGTCCTTTGCTACCAATAGTAGTGGAGGAGAATACTTTCACTTATTGTCAAAGAATGAAATGCCTAGCCACGATCATGTGATGGCTTTATATTCAACTGCAAGCAATTTAGGGGAACAAGTAACTGTTTGGGCTTGGAGTACCGCAGTCACTACAATGTATAAAAATTCCAATAACGAGTCATTGTATAGAATTCAAAAAAATCTACCATATCAAGGAACGGTTACATACGAAAATGGTGGAAATCAAAAACACAACAACATTTCACCTTATATAACAGTATTCTTTTGGAAGAGAATTAGCTAAGATACTCGTCTCCAAAAATAAGTAACGATAAAAGGCTGAATATTGTTGTGACTTTGACTTCCTCCTTCGCTTGAAGTGAAGGTGTTTAATGGAACTCTAGCTGCGTGGCATTGAGATACGTTTTCTCGATAGTCGCCTCTGTCAAATCTAAACAACATTGAATATGGTAATGGCGTAAAAGTATCCCATCCAGTGTATCCTTCAACCATTGCATACTCATTATGCACGTGGCCTGGCATTTCGAAATAAGACAGTTGATGTTTGTATTCACCTCCAGTTCCAGAAGAAGTAAAAGACATACTTGTACTACCATCGTTTCCAGTACCTTCACCGACCAAAGTTCGACCTTGTCCAAATTGCTCCCAAGTACCTCCTAAGAAG